GTCTGAAATAAACGATATTCTTAGAGAGCAAAATTTTTACTGGTTAATCGACTCAGAAATCGAGAATGCTCAACTTGAAATAAAAAATAAAACACTTATTTGGAATAATGGTAGTTTCTTCACAGGAAACTGGTATTATGGTATATTTAAAGACGGTAGCTTTTATGGCAACTGGGAAAATGGTATATGGGAAAATGGTAATTTTGGAGGGAAATGGGAGGATAAAGTTAATCTATTACAAGATATAAAAAAATAATTATTTTAGTATGAAGAGAAAAAGAATTGATCTACAAATTTCTAAAGAAGAAATTAGAAGAGATAAGGAAATTTTGAATCAAAACATCTTAAATGTTACAAAACAAGAAAACGAATATTTTTTCGAAATTGGTGTAGAATCAACAACAGATGTGGCTGAAGCAGTATCAATCTTGATGAGAAAAGTAGAATGGAATGATTCTATTTGGGACATGGAGTTAGACAAAAAAATAATATATGAGCATATAACACCTGAGAAGTCACTATTTTGGTTATCAGGAGGTAATTCAGAATGGTCAACACTAAATCATTATAATAGACCTTGGTGTGATTGTTACTTAGAATTCCAAGAAGAATTTGGATTCTTAATAATTAATATAATTAAAAAATCAAAAAAACTATCAGATATAAGAAATGGATTTATGAAATATTTGAATCTACCAGTTTTATATAATTTTGCAATAAGCAAAAATATGGTTAAATAATAAAACATTACTATAAATTAAAAATCCCATCTAAATGATGGGATTTTTTTTTAATATATAATTAATGGAAAAAATGAAAACCATTTGTAAAAGTCCTTGGTGTAAAGGCACATTCTTTTATACAGAAAATGATATGATTATAATAGAGGGTAAGAAAGGTGAAGAAGTTCAAAAATCACCACCAAGTACTTGTCCTAAATGTAAAAGTTTTGACACTGAGTTAAGTGGTGGAATTGAATGGAAAGATAAAGAATATGAGGGAAGTAGATTTGATGGAATGCCTCACCAAATGAAATATAAAGTAACAAATTATAAATTATAATAATGAAAGCTCATTTTTTTGATATAGATGTGATATTAAGTACTAATAGTCAGGTTTGGATAGTAGATAAAACTATTCCAAATATACCTATTATGAAAATATCTAAATCAGATTTTAATCTTATTAAAAGAGGTATTTATAAGAGTCAAGGAAATTCTATAAATTTCGGAGGACATACTTATTGGCTAACAACTGAAATGATGGAAACATTAAAGGTTAAATCAAAAAATCATAGAGCTGATGTTTCTAACTTAGCATTTTCAATGCAAGAGTTTATGAATAAAGAATTGATAGAAAATTTAGAATATACTATTAATATAGAGAATGTTTTACATCTTAAAAATACAGATGATGATATCTATGTTATATGTTCTAAGAATAATAGAAAGAATTATGAATTGATGATTTCTAAAATAGAAGATAAGTTAAAAGAAAACGGATTGGTTATAAAGAAGTTTTATTATATATCTGAGACTTTCTATAATCGAAACTCAGATGATATCTCCCATAAGAAGGTAAGATTACTTCTACAACATTTAATAGGTCTTAAAACAGAAGGTGATAAGTTTACTGATGAAAAACTCGAACAATATGATGAGGTTTCTTATTATGATGACGAAGAAACATCTACACAACTTGCTTGTGATTCTAATAAACTTTTAATGGTTCTTCTTGAAAGAACAGAATCTTCACTTAAAGATATTATAAAAGATGATTTAAAATCTACTCCACATAACTTATTTGTTAATTATATTACTGGTAATAAAGTGAATAAATTTTCAACAACTAAAGTTTTAATTCAATTCAGTAATTTAATAAAAGCTTTTGAAAGTTTTAAGTGGAAATAATTATTTATCTTTTTCCTTATTAATCATTGCATTCTTAATCAAATCATTTAACTTTCTATTATCCATTATAGAACCAGTAGTTCCTTCTTCGGACTCTTCGGCTGCTAAGTTTTGAGCTTTCATAACTTCTGGATTTTCAATTTCATTTAAACCTAAATCTTTTCTTAATCCTTTATAGAATTTTTCAAGCTCAGTTCTTTGTGTTGATGAAAATTTAGAGTTTTCTCTAATTTGACCAATTGTTTGATTGACAACTTCGTGCATTCTAGCTGAGTTATCCCCATTATCTACCTGTCTTAGTTGAGATAAGAAGTTCTTTCTAGTCATTTTTGATAAAAAGATTGTTTCAGCGTAAACTAAAGCATCATCTCTCATCTTATTTCTTATATATGGGTGTTCTTTTAATTCTGGTACGTCACTTAGATATAAATCTACAAGTGATTCTAATACTTCCATTGATTGTTGTGAAGCAACGGTCATATCTGAGTCATAATCATAGATTTCAATCTCACCTAAATCTGGTAGATCTTCAGGTCTTGCGAGGTGTTTACTGATATCAAATTCACCATTTTCTGATTGAATTTCATCAAACTCGTCCTGTATCCTAATTCTTTCATTTTCTGCTTTAGACATAAGAAGGTGGTTTTTTACAATATATATTAAAAATATATTGTTCCTAAAAATATGGCATTAGCACCACAACAAGAAAAACAGATGGTTTTTACTACTATATTAGTAGATGAGGCTACTGACAAAATCAATGATGGTATAGTTGTTAAAAGATATCAGAATCCTTGGTTAAAGAGTGAGGTAGGGTTGAGAAGAGCCGGTGTTTCATTTAGAATGACCGCTCATGAACAGTCTGAATATGTTAAATGTGCTTTAGATGTTCATTACTTTACTGAAAAATATTGTAAAGTTAAGACAGAAGATGGTTCAATTAATAATATTCTATTAAGAGATTATCAAAAAGAAATGCTTGATAGTTTTGTTAATAATAGATTTAGTATTCTAATGGCCTCTCGTCAGGTAGGTAAGACTATATCATCTTCTATCTTCATGCTACATACTATTTTATTTAGTAACGATAAAAATATAATGATTGTTGCTAACAAGGGTGATACTGCTGTAGAGATTGTTGATAAGATTAAATCAATCTACTCTTTATTGCCTTTCTTCTTAAAACCAGGTATTAAAACTTGGAACCAGAAGTCATTAACATTTGAAAATGGTTGTAGAATTAAAACATCAGCTAGAACAAAGACTCCAGCTATTGGTTTTACCATTGACGTACTTTACTTAGATGAGTTTGCTCACATTCCTTCAAATATTATTGAGCCTTACTATACCGCTGCTTTCCCAACCGTATCAGCCGTTCAAAATTCAAAAATTATTATTACATCAACTCCAAATGGTATGAATTTATTTCATAGATTGTTGATAGATGCTGAAAGACCTGATGGTGATCCATTAAAGAATAACTATAAAGCGATGAGAGTTTACTGGTATCAAGTTCCTGGTCGATTCATGACTTATATTAGATTAAATGCTCATAAGATGTATGAGTATGGTGTTACTAAAGAAGAGATATTTCAATTAGTTCAAGATAGATGGTCTCAATTCACAAAGGTTGAGATGAAGTATATCACTGATAATATGAAAGATGTTATCTATGTTTATAATAATGATAAGTGTACTGATGAAGAAGTTAAAAAAATGACTTTTGTTGATAAGAATGGTTATGATGTTCCTATTTTAGCTATATCTGAGATGACAACTTGGAAAGAAGAAGCTATAAAGGATATTGGTGGTGAAGATGCGTTTAACCAAGAGTATGGTTTAAGATTTATTAACTCAAGTAAATCATTATTAAGTGAGGCTATTATAGATGAGTTGTTGAGGAATAAAAAGAATTATATACACGAAGAGATTCCAGAATTTGATAAAAAATTAAAATTCAGTTATAAAGATCTTAAATGGGTAGACGATGATGAGTCTTTTCTACCACTTAAAAGAAAAGAATATAAAATTGTTATCTCAGTCGATATTTCAGAAGGACTCGGACAAGATTATTCTATTATAAATATATTTAGAATCTCTGAAAAACCAAAAGACTTAGTTGAATCACAAAAAGCTTCTTATAAGTCTATTGTAGATTTCTTTAGATTGGAACAAATAGGATTATTTAGAAATAATTATGTTTCTGTTAAACAGTTAGCTGAGATTCTTTATATGATAGTGTTTGAATATCTAAATCCAGATAATGTTAAAGTAGTTGTCGAGTTAAATAACTATGGTAATACTTTATTTGCTGAGTTACCACACGTTTTTGATGGTAATAATAATTATGGTTCATCTGTTTTTGTTAGATATAAGCATAGAGCAGATGCTACTGAGGAAAAAGTTGGTCTAAAAGTTGGTGAGAATAAAAACTTAATGGTTAAAGATTATCAAGAACTTATGCAAAGTAAGGGATTTGTTATAAACAATGAAGATAATATTAGAGAAATCACAACATTTGTTAAACACACTACAAATGCTGGTAACACAAGATATGCTGCTGATGTTGGACATGATGATACTGTAATGACGATAGTAAACTCAACAACTATTTTTAGTAGACATGAATTTAGTGAAATGGTTGAAGAGTGGTCTAGTAAATTTGTAGATAAAGAACATATGAACTATGTTAAAGAATGTCTAAAAAATATGGACTATGTTGAAGGAACAGATTATGGTCAAGTTCTTAAAATAAGAAAACAAATCATGAATAGAAATAAAAATAGTGGCTCTAATACAAATGGTATAAATTGGTTTGGTACTAATAAATAAAAAAACCTCTCATTGAGAGGTTTTTATTTAGTTTGTTGTTTCCATTGTCGCGCTTAGACCAGCGTTTTTCAACTTATCTTTCATAGTAGATATAGTTTCTAAATCACCATACTTTACATCACACTTACCACTGAAGTGAACAATATGTGCACATTGTGTTGCTTGTTCGTTTTCGTGTTTACAGATCTTCATTAGACAAGTAATTACCCAATCAAAGCTATTGTAATCATCGTTGTGTAGAACTAACCTATATGGTTTTGAAAGTATTTCATCAACTTTCGATTTTGTTTTCTTTTTAGTAATTGTAGCCATAAACTAATTTTAATTTTCTATTTATTATATATTATTTGGGTAATTTGTTTCTTTTTTGTTAACAACATCAACAACAGTAACGTCAATGTGATGTTCTTCGGCCCACTCTTCGAATCTAACTAGATGTTCACTTCTATCATCATACATAACAAACTCACTAACTCCAAGTTCTTCAATTTTTTGTTCAAATAATTTAGTTTTGAAGTTGTATGTATCACCGCCCCAATTCAAATGAATTTCATCAAAAGAAATGTTGTGTTTATTTAATATAGCCTCAACATGATTTAACATATTAGGTACTTTTTTAAGACGACCAGTTGCTAAAATAACATAGTTATCTGGATCTGAGACAGCTTCTAAGTATTTTTTATAAACCCAAGGATTTACTGGTATATCAAAAACTTCAGGATTAATACTTTCTGCTCTTCCCCACCAGCCACCATATGGCCATTCAGTTCCTGTTTTTTCTTTCCAAACTATCTTACCTTCTTCAGGTTTTGGTGTGTGACACATTGTGTCGTCAAAGTCAAATGAGATTAATCTTTTATATGTCATGAATTGGTTCTTATTTTAAATATCTACAAATATATATAAAATTTCTCAAAATTAAAAGGTCGGTTTGACAAAATAATATATATTTTAAAAATAAGACATTTTATGAAATTAGATATTAAATCAATTCTTATCCTAATATTACTTGGATTGACACTATTGTTTGGGTTCAAGTGGTTTTTTTCAGGTGATAAAGCATCAAAAGAAAGAGTTAAACAATTGGAACAAGAGTTTAAGGAATTAGAGAATCAAAAAAAGGCTGTGGATTTAGAAATAAATTCTTGGAGAGCCAAATCTGATAGTCTTAGACAGTTAGATGTTAAATTACAAGCTGAATTAACTAGACAAGAAGCTCAAACTAAAAAGGCTGAAATTGAAGCTAGTAAATCCAAAGCTAATTTAGATAAATTAAAACATGATCTTCAAGAAACTCAACACAAAATAGATGAGTTTAAAAAGAATCCACCTAATAGAACAGGCGATGCTCTTTTAGAATCACTAAAAAATAAAGCTAAACACTAATATGAAAAATTTTATAACATTAATTATAGGTATGATTTTAAGTTTAAGTGCTTATTCACAATACTCACAACCTAAAATAGATTATCCAAGATTTGAAATAGACTCATTGGGTCAAAAAGTACTAGTAATGACTATTGAACAAGCTCAAAATCTTGACAATGGTACAGATTTATTGGTTCTTTTACAGAAACAAAATACTCAAATGGGTCAATATGATTCTGTTTGTGTTAAAGTTATCAATGATAAAGAACAAATTATCGCTTCTCAAAAAATGGAGATTGCTAAATTAAAAGAATCTATCAATAATAAAGATTTACAGATTAAAGCTCTACAAGGTGAAGTTGCATCATATCTTAAAAAGATTCTTATTTTAGAAGACGAAGTTACTAATAGACAACAAGTTATTGATGAGAAAAGTTTGCAATTAAGAAAAATGAAAACCAAAATGATAGTTGGTGGTCTCGGTGGAGGTGTCGCAATCATAGGATTAATACTGGGTTTGTTAATAATTCATTAATGAAAAAAATGAGTTTTAATACTTAATATATAATCTATAAAAAATATTCAATAAAAAATGAAGCATATTAGAACATTTGAATCATATCGTATTAAAAAGAACAGAGAAGAAATTATTAAAGAATCAGTTCTTCAAGTAAATGATATTTACAAAGTAAAGACTATGATTGATATTCCTCAATCTTTAATCAACGCTTATGTGAAAAAAGTAAAAGACACTACAGGTAAAAACCTACGCACGTTCTTTGGTGATGTTGATATTGCTGAAGAAATTGTAAAGTTTATTAACATGGATAACTTAGATGTTGAGAAAATTCCAGGTGGTGCTTTAATGGGTGGTGGTCAGTCACAAACTCAAACACAACCTCAGGCACAACCTCAAGTTCAAGTAGAGGCTCAGCCTCAAGCTCAAACTCAAGAAGCTCCTCAAGCACAAGCTCAACCAGCTCAAACTGAAGAAGCACCTGCTCAAGCTCAAGAAGCTCCAGCACAAGGAGAATTTGAAGAACCTCAGGCTCAACCTCAACCACAAGCACAGGCTCAGCCACAAGCACAAGGTGAAGCTCAACCACAAGCACAAGCTCAAGAAGCTCCAGCACAAGGTGAAGAAGAGAAAGAAGAAGGTGAAGAAGAGAAAGAAGAAGGTGAAGAAGAATTACCTCTTTAATCTATAAAATATTCAAAGAATTAAAAACCCGTCAAATTTTGATGGGTTTTTTTATTTAATATATACTCTATGAAATTCCTTAAAACATTTGAAAGCTATAACGATGATACATTGATTATTGTTGATGTTCAGAAGTCATTTAGAAAATACTTCTCAGAGATGT